CCGATGACTACGAGGTAGCCTGACCATGTTCGACTGGATCAAGACCGCCCGCCGCGCCGACAGTGGCGACGTGCCGCCGCCGCCGGCGGAGCGCAATGCGGGAGATGACCGGTGGTTCCGCACCGGCACCCGCCGGTCGGAGATCGACGTCGATGTCACGATCGAGCGGGCGCGCAAGATCCCGGTGGTCCGCGACTGTCTGCAGGTGCGATCCGAGGCGGTGCAGATGCTGCCCTTCGCGGTGGTCGAGACGCTGGACAGCGGTGAAACCCGGGAGCTGGCCGATCACCCGGTCATGCGGGTGCTGCGCAACCCGAACCCGCGCCAGACCTCGACCGAGTTCCTGGCCTGCATGGTCGATGACCTGGACACCTGGGGCGGGTTCTTCGCGCGGCCGGTCTACGACGGTGACGAACTGACCGAGCTGTGGCGCATGGAGCCGGAGCGCTGCCACCTGGACGAGCTGCAGGACATGTCGCGCCGGGTGCGCTACACCGACCACCAGGGCAACAGCTATCGCCTGGTCGAAGGCGAGTTCTGGTACATTCCGCGTCCGCCCGTGGTCGACGGCCTGCGCGGTCGGTCGCCGATCCTGGACGATGGCCGCGAGGCGCTGGCCGTGGCGATCGCGCTGCAACGCTACGCCAACGCGCTGTTCGCCAACGATGCGACGCCGCCCTTCGTGTTCCGTTTCCCGAACGAGGGCGGCGCGTTCAAGGACGAACAGAGCAAGAAGAACTTCCTGTCGGCCTGGTTCCGCCATCTGCGTGGCCGCAACCGCGGCAAGCCCGGCGTTCTGGAATACGGCATGGAGATCCAGAAGCTGGGCCTCACCAGCGAAGAGGCGCAGTTCCTGGAAACCCGCAAGGAACTGTGGCTCGATCTTGCGCGTCTGTGGCGTGTGCCGCCGCACATGGTCGGCATCATGGACCAGGCGACGTTCTCGAACATCGAGCACCAGTCGCTGGAGTTCGTCACCCATACGTTGACGCCGCTGCTGGAGCTGATCGAGCGCTCGGTCGGAAAGTTCCTGCTCGAGGACCCGCGGCTGCGCTTCGAGTTCAACGTCGCAGGCCTGCTGCGCGGCGACATCAAGACCCGGTACGAGTCCTATGCGCTCGGCCGGCAATGGGGCTGGCTGTCGGTCAACGACATCCTGCGCATGGAAGGCCGCAACGGGATCGGCGCGGCGGGCAACCGTTACGTCGAGCCGCTCAACATGGTGCCGGTCGGCGTGGCGGACCGGGCGCCGCAGCGCCGCGATGCCACCGCCGATGCGGTCGCGTTCCTGCGCCAGAGCGTGGCGCGCACGGGCGGGCGCCCAAGACTGGAGATCGTCAAAGATGTCGCATGAAATCACCCGCATTCTCGCCGCCGCCTCGACCCGCGTCTGGGCAATCGACCCCGCGAAGGGCGCAGAGATCGCGCATATGCTGGCGCTGCGCGCCACGCACCAGCCGCGTGCCTGGGATGGCGAGGGCGCCACGCAAGCCGCGGCGCCCATCGCGCAGAGCTTCGAGGCGCGGCGGGGAACGGTCCATGTCCTGCAGCTGCACGGCACGGTCTTTCCGCGGGCGAACATGATGACCGAGATGTCGGGCGGCGCGACGCTCGAGCGGTTCGGCGCGGCCTTCGACGAGGCGGCCCGCGACGAAGACGCGGCGGCCATCGTGCTCGACATCGACAGCCCCGGCGGAGTGGTCACCATGGTCCAGGAAACCGCGGCAAAGATCTTCGCGGCGCGCCGTGCAGACCGGCCGATCATCGCGGTGGCCAACCACATGGCGGCGAGCGCGGCTTACTGGCTGGCCTCGGCCGCGGACCAGATCGTGACGCCCGCCTCCGGCGACGTCGGGTCGATCGGCGTCTACACGATGCACGACGATCTGACGGGCGCGCTGGAACAGGCGGGTGTCGCCCGGTCCATGATCTTCGAAGGCCCGCGCAAGGTCGAGGGCCACCCCTACGGTCCGCTCGAAGAAGATGCCCGGCGCGCGCTGCAGGACAGCGTCGCCGAGACCTACGCAGCGTTCACGTCGGACGTCGCGCGGTTTCGCGGTGTCGCGGCCTCGGTGGTGCGGGCCGATCCGGTCACGTCCGAAGCGCATTACGGTGGCGGCCGCGTCTACAGTGGCAAGCGCGCCTTGCGCCTTGGCATGATCGACCGCGTCGCCACGATGGACGAAGTGCTGGCCGACCTTGCCCAAGGCCGCCGCATGCCGCGCCGTGGCGCCCGCCGCGCCGCGCTGCGCCGTCGCCGGATGGCGCTCATCTGACAGGTTCACCGACCCCCGTGGTCGATTGGCCCCGCGCGCGACCCGGCGCGCGAGGGGCCTGATGTATTGCCGGGCCGAAAGGAGAGGCGAGGATGAATCGTCTTGAAAAGCTCCGTGCGGAGCTCGACCAGAAAAAGGCCGAGGGGGTGGCGATCATCGAGCTCGCCGAGGCCGAAGACCGCGACCTGACCGAAGCGGAACAGGAGGACCTCGACGCGATCGAGGACGCAATCGAAGAGCTGCAGGGCAAGATCGCCTCGGCCGAGGAACTGGCAGAACGTCGTCGCCAGATCGCCCCGGCCCGCTCGACCGAAGGCCAGCGCTCTGCCGCCGGCCAGATGCGCGTCAACGATCCCAACCCGGCGACGTCGGGCGGGTTCAAGGACATCGGCGAGTTCGCTGTCGCCGTCCATGGCGCAGTGCAGGCCAATCGCACCGGCGGCGTCATGGACAACCGGCTGCGCCAGATGGCCGTGACCGGCACCCACCAGGGGGGTGGCACCGCGGGCGAGGGCTTCATGCTGCCGCCCGAGTTCCGCGACCAGGTCTGGGAACTGGTCCAGCCCTTCGACGAGTTCGGGCCGCTGATCGACGAAGAGCCGACGGCCGCGCGCTCGGTGCGCATGGGTGCCGACGAGACGACGCCCTGGGGCGCGTCGGGCATCACCGCGTACTGGCGGGCCGAGGGGTCGCAGATGTCGCCCAGCAAGCTGGACGACCAGGGGCGCGAGGTCTTCCTGCATGACCTCTACACGCTGGCGCTGGCCACCGAGGAACTGCTCGAGGATGCGCCGCGGCTGGCCAATCGCATCACCAACAAGGCCGCCGAGGCGATCGCGTGGAAAAAGAACCTCGCCATCGTCGAAGGTTCCGGCGTGGGCCAGCCGCTTGGCTGGACGCAGTCCGCCGCGCAGGTCACGGTGGCCAAGGAAAGCGGTCAGGCCGCGGGCACCATCGTGGCGGCGAACGTCGCCAAGATGTTCAGCCGCCTGCAGCGGGTTCCCGGCGACAGCCCGTTCTGGCTGATCAACCAGGATGCGCTGCCGCAGCTGATGGTCATGACCATCGGCGACCGTCCGATCTGGTCGCCGCCCGGCGGCTTCGCCGATGCGCCCGGCGGGTTCCTGATGGGCCTGCCGGTCCGGTTCTCGGAATTCTGCGAGACCGTCGGCACCAAGAACGACATCCAGCTGATCAGCCCGCGCGGCTATTACGGTCTGCGCCGGGCGTCGGGGGTCAAGTTCGCCTCGTCGATTCACCTGTATTTCGACTACGCGATCGAGGCCTTCCGCTGGACGTTCCGCTACGGCGGCGCGCCCTACCTGTCGGCGCCGATCGCGCCCGCGAAAGGCGGTTCGACGCGCTCGCATTTCGTGACGCTCGCAACCCGCGCGTGACGCGGCGCGGTGGCCGGCGCAGCCCGGCCGCCGCCTCCCCTCATCCCTGAAAAGGAAACGAACCGATGAAGACGCTTCTTCCCTCGGATCGCGCGGCTGTTGTCGGCGCGATCGACCCGGACGCCAACGGGGCGGCCACCTACACCACTGGCTGGATCGACATGAGCCAGTGGGGCTCGCTGATGGCGATCGTCATGGCCGGCACGCTCGGCACCTCGGCGACGCTCGATGCGAAGTTCGAGCAGGCCACCGATGGCTCGGGCACCGGCGCCAAGGATGTCACCGGCAGCGCCATCACGCAGCTGACCAAGGCCGGCAGCGATGACGACAAGCAGGCCGTGACCCAGCTGTTCCAGTCCGATCTCGACCTCGCGGGCGGGTTCACCCATGTGCGGCTGTCCATGACCGTCGGCACGGCCACGAGCGACTGCGGTGCCGTCGTCCTGGGCCTCGACCCGCGCTACGCGCCGGCGTCGGATTACGACGCGGCCAGCGTCGCCGAGATCGTCGCGGCCTGATCGTGACACCGGGGCGGCCGGTTTCGGCCGGCCGTTCCTTGCAGGGAGCATGGGCATGCAGGTTTCGCTGATCACAGGACCCGCGGTCGAGCCGCTGACCGACGTCCAGGCCGCGGCGCAGGCCCGGCTGAACGACGATCCGGACGAGCTCGACTTGCTGGCCGGCTACGTGGCCGCCGCGCGCGCCCATGTCGAAAGCTACCTGCGGGCGCAGCTGATCACGCAGACCTGGCGGCTGTCGGTGTCGACGCTTGGGCGCGGTGTGCGCCTGCCGTTCTGGCCGGTGCAGTCCGTCGACCAGGTCACCTATGTGGACCAGGATGGCGCGCGCCAGACGCTTGCCGCCGACCAGTACCGTCTGCAATGGCATGACGGCGAGGTCTACCTCGTGCCCGGCTATGGCGTCAGCTGGCCGGCACATCGTGTCGATGCCGGCTCGATCGAGATCGACGTGGTGGCAGGGTTCGGCGATGCCGGTGCGGATCTGCCGCCGGACGTGCTGCAGGCGGTGCGGTTGCTGGTCGCGCATTCGATCGAGCATCGGGAAGCGGTCATCACCGGCACGATCAGCGGCGCGCTGCCGCTTGGTGTTCGGGCCCTGCTCGATCCGCATCGGCGGTGGGTCTGAGAATGCCGGGGGCCGGACGTCTCGACCGGCGGGTGCAAGTGTTGCGCGCCGCCCTCACTGACAACGGGTTCGAGGAGGTTGAAACCTTCGAGCCGCACGGCAGCCCGATCTGGGCCGAGCGCGCCGATCTGAGCGACGCAGAGCGCGCGCGGGCAGGCGAGGTCTCGGCTGTTCTCATGACGCGGTTCGTCGTGCGGTCCAGCGCCTTCACCCGCGGGCTGACGCCGCGCGATCGCCTGCTGAGCGAAGGCACGACCTTCGAGATCACCGGCATCAAGCAGCGCGCGCAGCGGCGGCACTACCTGGAGATCTCGGCCAGCTCGCGGCCCGACACGGATGGAGACGCCTGATGGATGACTTCACCATGAAGGTTGAAGGCTTCGCGCAGCTCGAGGCGGATTTCGCGGCGATCGAGCGCGTCGCCACGAGCCGCGGCGTCGCGCGCCGGTCGCTGGTCAAATCCGCGCAGCCCATGGTGGCCCTGATGCGCGCCAAGGCGCCCCGCCTGACGGGCGCGCTGGTCGAGGCGATCAACGTGCGCACGCGGGTGACCGGCGGCGAGGTCGGGCGACGTGCCTTTTTCGAGACCATGCGAGGCGGCGGTACCCGCGGCGAGGCGCTGAGCGCGATGCGCGCCGCGCGGCGGTCGGAGGGCGGTGTCGTCGAGGTTTTTGCCGGGGCCGAAAACAACGCCGCCGCCTACCAGCAGGAGCTGGGCAACGAGAACCACCCGCCGCAGCCCTGGGCGCGGCCTGCCTTCGACGAGGATGCCGAGGCGTTCATCGAGCGTCTGCGCCGCACGCTCGGCGAGGAACTGGACAAGACGCTCCGCCGTATCGGGGCCCGGTCGCGTTGACACAGGAGAGACACAGATGAGCCAGCTTTACGATCCGATCACAAATCCCGTCACCGGCCCTGCCATCCGGTCGTTCGTCGTGACGCCCGACGATGACACCGACCTGCCGGAGCGCGTGCGTGCCGTCACCATCTCCAACGCCGGGGCGGTCGCATATCACGATTACGCTGGCGAGGCTCGTGCCACGGCCGTCCTGCCGCCCGGCACCTACCCGATGCAGGCGCAGCGGATCCTCGACACCGGCACCAGCGCGTCGGACATCACCGGCTGGGTCTGACGCCGTGGAAGAGGCGCTGCGCACGCTGCTGAAGACCACGGCGGCGGTTTCCGCCATCGTCGGCACGCGCGTCACCTGGGGCGACCGGCGCCAGGGCGCGGGGCTGCCGGCCCTGGTGCTGAACCGCGTGTCGGGGCAGTCGCCCAAGACGCTCAAGGGTCCGACCACGCTCGATCAGGGCGCGGTGCAGATCGACTGCTACGCCGACACCTACGGCGCGGCAAAGCTCCTGGCGCGGGCGGTGATCGCCCGGCTGGACGGATACCGTGGCGGCGGGTTTCGCGGGGTCTTTCACCAAAGCACCCGCGATGGCCGCATCGGCGGCACGAACGAACCCGATCGACCGTTTCGGGTAATTCTCGAATTCACAACCCATTGGAGGGATCCATGACCGCAACCCTTGCCGATATCGGCTATGATTCCACGTTCGGCATCGAAAGCGCGACGCCGGACAGTTACACCGTTGTCGCCGAGGTCGTGGGCATCACGCCGCCCGGCATGACCCGCGGCTCGGTCGAGGCCACGCACCTGAAAAGCCCCGACCGCTACAAGGAATTCATCCCGGGCCTGTTCGAGGCGGGCGAGACGCAGCTGACGCTGAACTACACCACGGCCGCGGCCTACGAGACGCTTGCGACCGCGGCGGCGGCGACGGACGGTGGCAATTACCAGATCACCTTTCCCGATGGCGCGACGCTGACGTTCGCCGGGTTCTTCACCGCGCTGACCCCGCCCGAGCTGACGCCCGAGGGCAAGCTGGAGGGCAGTGCGACGATCAAGCCCAAGGGCAAGCCCGTCTTCGACACCGGGGCCTGATCCATGAAGGGGATCAAGGGTGAACTGAGCCTGGAACATGGCGGCCGGTCGCTGCGCCTGGTGTTCGATTTCAACGCGATCTGTGCGCTGGAAGAGGAAACCGGCCGCGGCGTCATGGACATGATGGCCGATTTCGACGGCGACAAGATGAGCTTCATCGACATGCGTCGCATCGTCCATGTCAGCCTGCGGCGTCACCATCCGGAGGCGACGGTCGAAGATGCCGGCGACATCCTGTCGGATGACATCGACGTGCTGACCCGTCTGCTGGAGGCGGCCTTTCCCGACGCTGCGGCCGAGGGCGAGGCGGGAAACCGGAACGGGGGCAAGGCGGCCTGAACACGGCCGAGCTGTTCGAGGTCTATGTCGCCGAGGGGTTCGATCCCGCGGCGTTCTGGTCGCTGACCCCCCGTCACCTGACACATCTTCTGCGCGGCGCCCGCCGCCGCGCGGAGCACGCCGCGACCGAGGCGCGCGCCCTGGCCTACCAGGTCGCCGCGCTGATGCGCGCCGACAAGCTGCCCAATCCCGAAACCTTCATCTCCGGCAAGGCCCGCCCCAAGCGGCAGGACCGCGCCGAGCTGAACCGCAACCTGCATTTCCTGGCCGCGACCTGGGGTGCGAAGAAGGCGAGTTGAATGTCCCGATCCATCGTTCGATCGCTGCGGGTCGTCCTGGGCCTCGACAGCGCCCGGTTCAGCCGCGGCTCGTCGCAGGCCACGAGCCATCTGCAGCGCATGCGCGCCACGTTCACGCGGGTCAGCGCCGCGGCCTCGGCCGTCGGTGCCGCCCTGGCCGGCGTCACGGTCGCCACGGTCAACGCGGCCAACGAAACGGCGCGGTTCGCCACCGTGGCCAACACAACGCCCGAGCGGCTGCAGGCGATGGCGGCCGCGACCGAAACGGTCGGCGTCACGCAGGAGCGGCTGGCCGACATCCTGAAGGATGTGAACGACCGGGTCGGTGATTTCCTGTCGACGGGTGGCGGCCAGATGCGGGACTTCTTCGAGCAGGTCGCGCCGCTGGTCGGCGTGACGGCCGAACAGTTCCGCAACCTCTCGGGACCCGACGCACTGCAGCTTTACGTCGACACGCTGGAGCGGGCCGGCCTGAACCAGCAGGAGCTGACGTTCTACATGGAAGCCATGGCGAATGACGCCACGCTTCTGCTGCCGCTTCTGCGCGACAACGGGGCCGAGCTGGCGCGGCTGGCGCAGGACGCCGAGGATTTCGGCGCGGTGCTGGACAACCGGACCGTCGCGGCGATGCAGCGCGTCCGGGTGCAGTTCATGCAGGTCGGCCAGGTCATGACCGGGATCCGCAACCAGATCTCGACCGCGCTGCTGCCGTTGATCGAAACGATGGCGAATGCGTTCCTCGAGTCGGCGCGCGAGGGCGGTGTGCTGCACGCCGTGATCCAGTCGCTCGGCGCGATCTTGCAGCGGGCGATTGCATATGGCGGGGCAGTGGTAGCCGTTTTTGGGGTCCGGCTGGCGGCGGCGTTCATTCGCTCGGGAGCGGCTGCCCGCGCTTTAGCTGCCGTTTTGGCAATTGATCTCAGAGCGGCCATTGCTCGCACTGGAATCGGTCTTATCATCATCGCCCTTGGCGAGGCCATCTACCAGTTCTCGCGACTGGTTCGGGCGGCGGGTGGCGTCGGTGAAGCGCTGAACATGCTGGGCGCCGTGGCTCGCGAGGTGTTCGTCGAGCGTATGCCGCAGATGGTCAGCGCCGGGGTCGATGCCATGCTCGGTCGGTTCTACGCCCTGGGCGCCGGGTTCGTCGGCATGATCGCGGACATGCGGCGCGAGCTGGCCGACTTCGTGGGCAGCTTCGCCGATTTCGCCAGCTTCGCGCCGAACAACGCGGTGCGGGCCGCAGGCGTCGCCATGCGCGGCGTGGAGGCCGCCCTGCGCAATTCGGGCGGGCTTGCCGAAACACAGGAGCGGCTGTCGGGCATCGCCGCGGAATATGCCGGCACGGCGGCTGCCCTTCGCGAAGCGGCCATGGCGCCGCTGAGCAGCATCGAGGCGCTGCGCGCCGCGCTCGCCGGTCAGAGCGAAGAGACCGACGAAGCCGGCGACGCGCTGCGGCGGTTGAACGAGTCGCTCGAGGAAAACGGCGGCGGCGCCGCCGGCCGCACGCGCGAGCTGGCAAACGCGATGGAGCAGCTGAAGGATCGGATCAGCGCCGGGGCTGGCGTGGTCGCCGATTTCTTCATGAGCTGGCTGGACGGTGTCGACTCGGCGCGCCAGGCGCTGCGCCAGCTGGCGACGCAATTCCTGCGATCGGGACTGATGCAGTTCCTTTCGAACCGGGCGGCCGCCAACCCGACCGGCGTGCTGGGCACGATTTTGCAGGGACTGGCCGCGCCGGGGCGGGCGGCGGGGGGCAACGCGGTGGCGGGCATGCTCTACGAGGTCAACGAGAACACGCGGCGGCGCGAGTTTTTCGCGCCCGCGGTCACGGGCACCGTCGTGCCGCTCGGTCGCCAGGGCACCGGCGGCGGTCTGCAGCTGAGCCAGGAGTTCCACAATTACGCGGGGTCCGACGTGGACGTGCGGTCCAACACGGTGCAGCAGCCCGATGGCTCGTACAAGCAAGCGATCAGCGTCGTGAAGCGCGGGTTTTCCGATGGCGCGTTCGATGGCGTCATGGCCGCGCGCACTGGCGTGTCGCCGCGGGTGAAGCGCAGATGACCGTGCCCCTGCCGCCCCTGTGGCCCCACGACCTGCCGCTCTGGCCCGTGCCGAACAGCGTGCGCATCGCGCAGATGCCGTCGCGGATCTCTTTTGCCCCGTCGCGCGGCCTGCCGATCGAGCGGCCTGCGACGACGGCTTCGGTCATCATGGCCGAGATTCGCCTGCCGCCGGTCAGCCGCGCGCAGGCCGCCCGGTTCTGGAGCTTCTACGAGACCGACATCGCCCGCGGCGCATTGCGTTTCGCCTGGGTCCACCCGCTGCGCGAGGTGCTGCGCGAGGTGCGGATCGTCGAGGGCGACGGCAGCCCGTCCGAGGTCGACAGCGAAGCGACCTACAGCGTGCTGTCGTTCCAGATCCAGTTCATCGACGTGCTGCCCGGCTGGGCCTCGCAGGTTTCGACCGCGCGCGGCTTCATCGAGAGGCTGCCCGCGTCATGACGACGGCGGAACAGATCGGCGAGTTGCAGCGTGCGACCAGCCCGCACGCGATGCTGGCCTTCGTCACGCTGACGCACCCGCGCCTGCCGAACGGCGCGCTGCGCTACGTTGCGGACGTGCTGGACTACGTCAGGGGCGGCAAGACCTACACGGCGGTCGGCGCGGGCCTTCCGCTGCCCATGGCCGACGATGACGAGACCGAGCCGCGCATCCGCGTCACGCTGCCCAACGTCAACCGGCAGATCGGGCAGACGCTGGTTGCGGTGCGCAGCCGGATCGTGGTGCAGGTTGACATCCTGTCGTCTGCCGATTTCGACCTGACGACCAACCCGCGCACGGAGATCGGCACCGCCACGCCGGTCTACAGCCTGCGCGACTTCTCGATTGTGGATGCCGCGTT